TCAGTCCAGCAGCTGCAGGTACTTCTGCAGCTGGTCGGCACGCGCGCTCAGGCGCATCACATCGTTCAGCTCGCCCTGCAGGTTGCCGGGCTGCGAATCGTCGTACAGCGCGGTATCCAGTTCGCCATCGCGGCTGCGCGACTGCAGCCACGCGCGCTGGGCATTCACCAGCTTGGTCCTTTTTGCGCCACTCAGCTTTGCCTGCAGCTGGCGGTAGGCCTGGTTCAGGCGCTGGTCCTGGCGTGCGCTTTCCGAGGTCAGGCAGGCGGCCTGCTCGATCGCACCCTGTGCCTTGTCACGGCAGGTGGTGAAGGTCGGGCTCAGCCCGGTGGCAGCCGGTGCTGCGGTTGCCGTGCCGATGGCCAGTACGGCGACCGCCAGCGCGGTGGCGAGGGTCCTGCTCAAACGCTTGTGCTGCATCATCTGCTCCACACGTCCAATCCATTGCGAGCGACGGACTATAACGGCGTCAATATTTCGTCGTCGTCAACGAATCGCGACAACTGTGACCGGTTGCCCGTCATTGTGGGGTGGCGCCGCCCGGCCTGCGGACGGCCCTTGGGCCCGGGCGCCCCAGCGCTATCCGGGCGCCAGCCGCCGCCATTCAGCCGAGCGGTGTAAACTATTGATCTCACTGGCAATGCCAGTCTCCACGATCAACACGCCGATGACGTCCGCCACCGCCCGTTACGCTGATTCCCTGCGCCTGTCCGTTGCCCCGATGATGGATCGGAGCGACAGCTAAGCAGGACAAGGCTTTAGGGTGGGGTGGTACACCATTGGTGCGGCAGCTCGGCCGTAGCGCCCCCGAAGGGGCGGGGCGGCTCAGCCGCCCACCAGCCCTAGATACGGGGCAAGTGCCTTAGCGGCTCCTGCGATGGCGATGGTCGCCTGGACCGCTAGCACTGCCCAATTCGGCGACGTCGGTGGACGCTGCGGGGGTGGGCAGGTGCTAGGCAGGCTCACGGCGACATGGTCGCTGTTGCTGATGTTGAAGTTGTTCGTGACGTGGGTACCGCCGATTTGGATGTGCATGTCGTTTCTCCTATGGTTGGGGACTTGCACACCTATTTAGTGAATCGGAAACCTGACGAGCGGCAGCCGTCCGGCCGAACGCAGAGGGCCGCCCATTGGGCGGCCCTTGTCGTTTCTAGGCTGCGCGGGTCTTTCGCTGGTCATCCCACCAACTGGCAACGTCGCGCGTGTCGTATACGTCGCCTACCCGTGGTGGAAGCAGGCCGGCCGTGTGCTTGTTGGCCATCGTCTTGAGCTTCGCGGTGGGGAAATAGGTAATCCGCAGCTGCTCGATGGTCATTGTTGCTCCGAACTGGCCGTAGAGCAGCCAGAACGTACCGAATCCGTGGGGCGTCATGCGTCACCCCCAGCCCACCTCAGCCCCAGCTGCACCACGTTGCTGCCGGCGGCAGGCGCCGACGGAACCGCCGCCTGGAGTCCGTGCTGCTTATGCCAGTGCGCCCAAGCCAGGTCGAAGGTAGGGCATTTCGCCGTCCGGCTGCAGCGGCATTCAATGAAATGACCGCCGCGTGCTTCCAGCCGCCGTCCGTCAAGGATGTAGCGAGCCGGGTGGCCGGACGGGCACGCCGGCAGCGGCCGGGGCGGAGTCTTCTGCTGCTGCGTCATGCGGCGGCCCTCAATGCTTGAATGAACTGGCAAGCCTTGGGCGGGCAAACTGCGTTGCCCATCATCTGCATCCCGTCCTTCTTGCTTGAGGGCAGCACGTAGCGCTGGGGGAAGCCCATGGCGATTTTGGCTTCATCCACTGAGACCATACGCATGCGGTCTCCGTCGATCACGGCCCAACGGTCCCGCGTGGTGATCGTACCGATGGGCCGATCCAGTGACCGACCGGTCAATCCAGACCCGGTGCCGAAGTAGGGCGCCACGAAACGCTCGCCGAAGGCGGCACGGCCAGCGCGTACACGGGCAATAGTGGCGGCGGCACGGCCGGGACGCTCCACCGGCGTCCACGTACCGGCGGCGAAGTCAATGAAGCTGCTGGCGGGGACATGCGGCATCTTCGGCAACTTCAGCTCCAAGGGATGCTTGCTCTTTGTCAGTAGAACGAACACGCGCACACGATTCTGCGGAACGCCGAAGTCGGCCGCGTCCACCAGGTGCGGACTGATCGCGTAGCCCAGGGCATGCACCGCTGCACACCAAGCGGGGAACAATTTCCACTTCAGGAACGCGGGAACGTTCTCGATCACCGCGGCCTCAGGCGAGTTGCACTCCAGCGCCGCGACGACGGCCCATGCGGTTGAGCGTGTGGCGTCGTGGTGCGGACGTTCCTTGCCGCGCGCAGGGGTATGGCCTTGGCACGCGGGCGAGGCCAGCAGGAGGTCGTAATAGGGCATCTGGGTCCAATCGGCCTGCTGCAAGTCCTGGCAGACGTGCTTGGCGCGAGGGTGGTTCGCTGCGTGCGTTGCTACTGCGGCTGGCCAGTGGTTCGCTGCCAACACCACTTCGCAGCCGGCCTGCTCTGCGCCCTCCGTAAACCCACCGCCGCCGGCGAACAAGTCGATAGCCTTCATGCCTGCGCCTCCGAGCGGCTGGAATCAAATTGATGCGGCGTTTCCTCGCAGAAAATCCCGCAATCGAAGTTCAGCGACTTCATGGAGGCGCCCTTGTCGGTGGTCTGCAGCTGGTCGAGGAAGATCCGTTGGCCCTTCACCTTGACCAACCGAGCGCCCAGCCGGCGCGACTGCTCGGCGCGCTCGGCGAACACCTTCGGGTCATGCTTGCGCACGTGGTTCCAGTAGGTCGGAGACTGCGACTTCACGCAGCCGATGCAGTTGGCATTGGGATAGCCGCGCAGATAGATGGCCGGCAACGCAATGCCGGCGGACAGCAGCAGAGCCGCGCAGTCGGGCTTGCTCAAGCCCGCTTCGATCAACACCGGCAGCACGTTCTCGCGCTCGCCGTGCACGAACCGATCATGGCGCGCGCGTTCTTCTACGGTGAAGCCAAGGACGTGGAAGTCTGGCTTGTGGATCAGCTCCCATTCCTGGCGTGCGCGCTTCTTGAGTGCGCGGGTGCACGGGGCACCAGCAACACCGGCCATGTACCGTTCCTTCTCCCACACATCCACGGCGTCGCAGGTGGGGAACTTGGAATTGATGGCCGTCTCGACCTCCACCCCCAGCCAAGCCGCCACATCGCGGGCAAAGCGCAGGTTGTCGGGATCTTCGTTGGCCACGGGGTTGTTCACGATGCGGACCTCATGGGTTGAGGCGTAGCGGTCCAGCGTCAGCTTCGCCGCCACAGCGCTTGCGGCGCCGCAGGAGAACCACACCGCAATCATCTGGCGCTTACCCATGGGTGGCCTCCTTCGCGCAGCCACAGGTCGCAAAGGGCGCTGCTAGCGCGGCCGCAACAGCAGCGATGTACGCGCCCTGGCCAAAGGGGCTGGTGCCGGCCAGGATGTCGCCGGCGACGTGAGGCAGGCCGGCGCTCTCGAACTCGGCGGCGAGGAACCGGCGGCCGGCGTCAATATCAGCCATGCGCGACCTCCCGACGGACGGCCATCGGGGCACGGCGGCGAAGTGCCTGCGGGATCTGGCCCACAGCCAAGCCGCTATGGCGACGGCGCGGCGTGCGCGTCTGCCACATTTTGAGCATGGTGGCGCCGGCAGTGGGCAGCAGCAGGCACGCGGCCAGCAGGGCGAGGAAATCAGCCATTGGCCACCTCCTGCGCGGCCTGCGCCACGGCAGCGGCCGTAGCCCGCTTGCCGGGCAACATGTTGGCCACCTCGTAGGGGAAGGGCACGCGGCTGGCCAGGTCGGCAAGCTCGGGCGAAATCCAGCTCGTTTCGTCGTTGAAGTCGCTTCCCTTGACCAGCTCCCAGCCCTTCCTGCTGCCCTTTCGGCGCTCGAACACGCACTGCGCGATCTTGGCCGGTCCCATGTTCAGCATCGCCGTGGCGATCACCCGGTTGTGGGTGACATGCAGGGTGATGGTTGCGTTGGCCTCGGATTCGCCGCCGCTACCAGCATTCACACGGTTATGCACACCCGTGGTAGCCTCCGCTCCGGGTCCGGTGCTGGAATCCAGCGACTTTGCGAGGGTGGTCATGGCTTTGCCTGTCATCTGTTGCATGGTTCTCTCCTGAACTTCGTTGGTGGATGGCCTTGGGGGCGGTGTTGGCGCACTCCCCGCCGGGCCTTTGCTGTGACTACGGGTTACTTCTGGAACACCCAGCACTTCACGGTGCTGCTGAGCAGTTGGGTTGATCGGATCGCGCTGTTCACGGCGGTATTGGCGCTGATGAACTTGTGGCGCTTCGACTCGACCAGCAGCCGTCGCAGGTCGCCAATGTCGGGCACCTGCTGGCCGTAGTAGCCGGCCTTCTGAATGAACTCGTTGAGGTTGATGGCGATACGGCTTTCTTCGCGCGAATGGTTCAGCACGCTGCGCTTGTCGCCACTGGCCTGCATCTCGATGTACTCGAACGCATCCCAGAATTCGGAGACGATGCGGTGATCGGCGCCGATGGCGTCCTGACGTTCGGTGGCCATCTTGACCAGGGCGTCCCGCGTATCGCGCACCATGTTCTCCGGCAGGTTCACCACCAGCCGCAGTGCATCGAGCAGTGCAAGCATCTGCGCGTGGTTCTTGATGATGCGCTCGACACGCAGCTCCTTTTCCTCGCGCAACCTGGCTTCGTAGAAGCGCACGCGCTCGGCGAACTTCTCCATCACGGCGGCTTCCGCTTTGAGCGCGGCGAGCAGGAAGTAGCTCAGCTTCTCCACCGGCAGTGCATTGAGATTGTCGGCGGCCTGCCGGCTCTCGGTCGTCGCGGTCGGCTTCTTGAAATGCAACTTGACGATGCGTGTCAGGATGGCCTCGCTGCCATCAACGGGCGCGTTCTGGCTGATGACGATGGTCCCCTGGAACGGCGGCTCGTAGGTTTCGTTGCCCCCGTTGCGCACGCCACGCGTGGCCAGGGTGCCGCCGCCGTAGTAGTCCTTCAGTTCGTCCCACTCGAATGACTTGGCGTGTGCCTTATCGCCGCTGTCGCTGCGGTCGGCTTCCAGCAGCACGATGGGCATGCCGGAAATCTGCCCCATGGCGCGGGCGCGACCGGCCTTCGTGGACTTCGCGGGGTCAAAGCCTTCATGGTCCGCACGGGCCAGCAGCTTCCAGAGGAAGTTGAGCAGCGTGGTCTTGCCGGCTCCGGCCTCGCCCGTGGCTTCCAAGAACGGGAACGACTTGTGACTGCTGCGGATCTGATTGGCATACAGCGAGCCAAACCAGAACGTGAGGGCCACAATTCCGTGGGTGCCGAAGCAGGTCCAGAGCCAGCCGAGCCAGTCGGTGGAGTAGTTTTCGTGATCGCGTTGAATGTCCATGCGGATTGACCTCTGTGTGGTTTTGATGCGCAGCTTGTTGAACTCGAAATAGTCCTCGGCATTAGCGAGGGTCACCTCGCCGGCGCGCACGGCCAGGTCGGGGAAGATGTACGCCTTGTGGTCAGGGCTGTAGCCGACGAAATCGACCGTATCGACCTTTTTGATGTTGAACAGCTGGTCTTCCATCATTCGGTCCAGCTGCTGGCCGCTGCCGCTGAACACGGCGCCCTGCGCAAGGCTGATGATTCGCTTCTTGAACTCGGTAGCGCTGGCCACCTGAGCGCCGGTGAAGGTGCCTTTGACCGACGGTGCGTCGTGAGGGAAGTCAACACGGAAGTAGTACCAGCTTTCGTCGGTCGCTTCGTGGCGTTGGAAGTAGAGGGCTTCGGGATAGCAGTTGGCGATCTGCTGCACCGACGCACAGGCGCGCCGGATCTTGGCTTCGGTCTCTTCGCTGACCGCTCCTTCTTCGTCGTCGGGGTTCTTCTCCCGCATCATCTTGTCGAAGCGCACCGCGTCGAACTCGAACCAGAACAGGCGCGAGGCGAACTCGATGTGGAACTCGGTCTTCTGCTCGCGCTGGTAGATGACCAGCCCCTTGTCCACGGCCGTGCGCGCCATCAGCACGGCGCCGTTGTGGCGTGCCAGGTCGAGGTCAGCCTGCCACTGTGCGTCGCCGTCCTCTGCCGCCTGTGCGCGCAGGTGCAGATCGTTCCAGTCGGTTTTCTTGTCGCCTACCTGCTCGATCTGCGCAGCCATGCACCGATAGCCCAGCTTCTCCGCCCGGCGCGCGTGCTTGACTGTGTAGGCGCGGGCGCTAGGTTCGTTGTCCAATCCCCACACCAGCACCGGCAGATCGCCCGGACGAGCGGCTTTCAGTTCCTTGAGGGATTGCTCGGGATAGGCGTTGCTCGACATGGCCGCAACGGCGCAGATGCCGCGCTGCAGGAGGGCAATGGCGTCGAAGATGCCCTCCACGATCCAGACTTCGCGGGCGGTGCGCAGTTGGTCCTGAGCCGCCGCGCCCCACCACACCCCCGCGTAGCTCTCGCCCGGCGCAAACCGGGCCTTCATCTTGCCGAACCGGTGGGGTCGGTCGATCAGACGTTCCCACCAGCCTCCCTTTACCAGGGGGAAGCGGACAGTGGCCGTGCCCTGGCGCTTCGCGCGGTCGTAGTAGTCCTCTTGGGTGTAGAGACCCTTCAGCGGCTTGACGCTGAATCCGCGGGCGGTGGCTAAGTACGCGTCGGCTGCGGCGTGCGGCGCCTGCGGCGTCTGCGGGTTGGTCTTGGAGTAGTCGTCGAACAGGTCGTCGTAGAGGTCGCGCACGCGCACCTCTTGGCCACACTTGGCCTGTCGGCCGCAGCGCAGAACCCAAGGCTTCTCGTAGCTGGTGTACAGCTCCTTCTTGCCGCAGTGGGGGCACTTGCCCCCGCGCATGTACGGGGTGCCGCTGCGGTGCTTGAGGCCGTAGTCGCGCTGGACGCGCGTCAGTACCTGTTGGCGGATCTCTTCTTGCATGGCGGCTCAGCCTTCGTTCGCCGCGTGCGCGGCGGTGCAGTGGTGTTGCATGGTTCTCTCCTGACCAACCCCGGCCGCGTTGGCGCGCTGCCGGGATCGGGGGTGGTGCTACTCGACAGCGGGGCGGGACCGGCCGAGAATCGCGGCGAGGTCTTCGGCCATGTACTTCGCTACCGCTGAGGTGTGATCGGCCTCGATTTCCAGCATTTTTGCGGCCTCGCTGGGCAGCTTGGCCAGCAGCTCGGCTGCAGCTGCGATGCGGCACAGGCGCAGATAGTCGGCAAGGCTGATGACCTGGTCGCCGCGATCCACTGGACCGGGCAGCACAGGCGTATGCCCGTTGTTGCTGGCCATCAGTTCACCCCGCCGGGGTAGCTCTCGCCTGTGCGCAGCCACTGGAAGAAGCGCTCGGCCTCACCCTTGGCGAGCAGGTAGACGACGGTTCCGATCTGGATTCCCCCGGTAGCGGCTCGCATCACGTTGCGTGAGTGCTGCGCCGTGAAGGTCGCTGCGGTGTCCGACTCGATGTGTATTAAGGCCAGAAACAGAATCTTGTGCTGGTCGAAGGATGCGCGCAGGCCGAAGCCAGGGATCTGCGTTTCCAGCAGGATGACCGGCCGCAGGCAAGGCTCTGGAATGGTGACGTTGGAAGGAGGCGCCATCAGTGCACCGCCTTGTCGTCGGTGCCCGGCGCGCGGCCGTCGGCGTCACAGGTGGCGTTGTAGGCGGCGAGTACGTCGCCTAGGGTGATCGCGAGCGGGCACACGCCGATAGCCAGCAGGCGAGCAATGAACGCCTGATACGCATCGTGGGGCCATTCGAGGGTGTCGGCGATCAGGCCGAAGGCGAGCGAAAGCTGACGCGCGGCAGGGTTGCCGGGCGTGGAAGGGGCTCCGTGGGACACGGGGACGTCTCCTGACTTGAGATTGAAATCTCGGCGAGACGTTCTTACGCGTCGCACCGAGGGTGTCGGGAGGGTAAGAACCGGAGTCAGACCGGCGGGCAGTTTTCCCCTTGCGGGTGTTGTATGGCTGCCGCCCTCCCGACGCAGGAAAACGTCGGCGCGCACGAATTGCAGGCGCAAAAAAACCGCGATGCTCTCGGGCGCGGATACCGCTGACTTGGAGTTCTTACGCTCCGTGCGGCAAACATTGCTCCCCGTCCGTGAGGAAGTCAAGTAAATCTGTGTAGAAATGTGCGAATCAGTTGCAGCCGTGGACAGGTTCATGCGGACACCTGAGCAGCAGTGCGCGAAGGCAGCACCTCATAGGCGCCGCCACGTGCGATATGGGCTTTCACCAAGTCGTGAAGCTCGGCGGCGTCGCGCTGCTTCTGCGCATACGACACGTATTCGACACGCGTTGGAGCGGTGACAAAGCTCGGCTCCATTGCCGAGGACCAGCCATCAGATTGAGTCTTGTGGCGCATCACAGGCGCAGCACTCCCTTGCTGGCGCCGCATGGCGCCAGGTCAGTGGTTGTGGAAGGGGGAAAGGAGGATCAGACCGAGGGCGGATTGCCGTCTGGCGGACAGGATTCGATTGCGTCGATCCAGTCTGTTTGCAGCTCGCCCTGGTCCTGCTTCCAGCGCGTCTGCAACATCGTTCGCTGATACCACGGCGTCGGCGGCAGTTCGCAGGCAGGGGCGCTAGGGAGGCCGCTGGGGCTGGCCACATTGGTCAATTCCGAACTGCCGGTGTAGGTAGCGCCGCACATCGGGTTCGGGCAGACGTAGGCGTCAGTACGCAGGAACGGGTGTTGCAACGCACTGGTGCGCTTTACCAGCCGGGCATTGCAGGCTGGGCAGCAGAACACAGCGCGCTGTCCGACTGCGGCGCTCATGCCTTACCCCGTGCCTTCTTTGCCTTCTTGGCGGCCTTCGTCTTAACCGGGGCTTTGCCGGTGGTGTTCTTGGCCGTGCGCATGCGGGTGGAAACAGGCGAATCTGTGTGAGAATCAGGGGCGGCTTTCATGCCGAGAGCGACGGCAGCATCGTGCGTCTTGCCGATCCGGCACTTGCTGGTGCTGCGCAGAGCGTTGTTCACGGCGTTTCGGTCCAGCCCGTGCTTCTCCGCGAATGCGGTTACGGACAGGCCGTTGTCGATGAGCCACTGCCGGGCTTGTTCGGCAGTGCGTAGCGCAGTGGTACGTCGTTGGGCGTTCATTCCGTTTCCGCTGTGTATTTCTAAGCGGAATGGTGGTGAAGTTAACTGCACCTGTCAAGGGGGAAATTGCGTGTCTGTAGGTATTCGCCTGAAAGAAGAACGGAAGCGTCTGGGCATGACCCAGGAGGCCATGGGACTGGCCTGCGGTGTTGCCAAGCGCACGCAGATCCTGTTCGAGCAAGATGCACACCTGCCCGGTGGAGCGTACTTCATCGCTGCCGACGAACTCGGCGTTGATGTGACCTATGTCCTGGTCGGCCGGCGCGATCGCCTTGCCGAGGCCGACGCGGATCTGCTTGATGCTTGGCGCTCGGCGTCGGCTTCGGCACGCGCGGCTGCCATGGCGGCGTTGCGCGGCGTTACGCCTGCGACGACAGCGGCAGCGCCCCGCACCTCGTTCAAGAACACCAGCATCGGCCAGCAGATCAGCGGCGATGTGGACCTGCGTGGGCAAAAGATCGTTGTCAAGCCGCCTAAAGCATCGAAGAAACCCAGCCGATAACGCTCACGCCGCGCTCTATTCAGGCCGCTAAGTCACATCGCAAGAGGCGCCGGTGTGGCGCGCGATACGGTGTGATGGATTATGAGTTGCGGTGATGGTGTGACGCGCGGTGCGGCGAAGTGCATTTGCAAGGGTCAGGTCGTTTTCGAAGGGGCAGTGATCGGCCAAGTATTTACGGGTGACGTGCAGATGGTATGCCCCCACACGCAGCGCCACGATACCGCGGCGGCTGAGCGAGCAAGGGTGCCGGCCGAGACAGGTCACTCCTTGTCCTCTGCCCTCATGGCTATAGGGATTTGGCAGGCCATTTACGCCGCTCCCGCGACAGATGCGGTGTCCGACATATCCTTGTCGCACGCGGCCATGTTCCTGGTTGCCAGCTGTCTTGCGCGCAACTTTAAGCCTAAGTTGCTGCGACGGATCTGCCGTCGAGCCTCTACAGGTGCTGACGTTGCAGAAATGCAGGAAGTTCTACGCAAGTAGGAAATGACGACATAAGGAGCCTAGGCATGATGCAGATTCTCTGTGATCACATCGATCAGCTAGACCTTGCGCTGGACCAGCTGGCGATGAAAGATCGGAACTTTGATCGATTCGCCATTATGCTTGTCGACAACGTTGTTGAGCTAACGCTGCATCAGCATGCCTTAGATCGGCAAATTCATCACAATCAGCGATACAGACAAGGGCAAACCGAGTCCGATCTGAAAGCTATGAATGCAGCGCTAGGGCAGAACTTTGATGCCAAGGTAAGCTTTGCGCTGCATACCGGACTGCTAACCAAGCCGATGAGTCAGTCCATCAACTGGCTGCATTCATTCCGAAACAGCTCATACCATGCGGGGATGCGACACGAGGGCATCCTGAACTCGCTGGCAAATTTCTACGTGCGGACCTGCTGTGATCTGTTGAGCCGGTACCGACCCACCTTCTGGTCATTCGGTGCGGAGCGAGTTTCTCATCGCGCTGCAAAGTATCTGGGGAGCTGCGATGAACTAGAAGTGATATTTAAGGCCGGCGAGATGTTTGACGTGGCGTGGAGGAGGCTTGGTGCTGTGGCGTTCAACATGCAAAGCGATCTGATAAGCGACTTGTCGAGGGATCTAGAAAACACCATTGATCGAGTTGATCGGCAGATTAGCTTTATTGCGGATAATGCTCCAAGCAAGGGCGGGATGTACACGCGAAATGAGGTCGTTGCAGACGCCCAGGCGTGGGCAATGGCCTTCACTCAGAAGGGTATCCAGTATGCTCAGAAGAATGGCTATCAAGGACGTGCGTCCTTTGGGTCGGAACTCGGGGCGTGGCTGGCCCATAACTACACTGCCCCAATCCCTGGAGACCCTGTCCCGAAGTGGAAGATACGGCTTGACGCGCTTAAGCGGGAAAAAGACGAGCACAAAGCGTTGGAGAAATACTGCAACTTCATCAAGCAGACGCAAGGAGTTCGGGACGATATTGCGCGGCAGGCTCGGCTACTCGATAGCGCTATCCAAGAGCAGATTGAATGGGCCCGAGGGAAGTAGCCGGGGTCGACGACGACAGGCACTTTTTGTCGTGCCAGCACTTCACGACGTTTTGCATGCGAAGCGTGTTTTTGTCTACTTCCCCCGCTCAAGCTCCAAGGCGGTCACGAAACCACCGCTGGCGTCGATAGTATGTGTGGCCTTGACCACCAGCCAGTCGGTCCCATCAATTTCAGGCTTGAAGCCACTGACGTTAACCGTCTGTTCCGGGTAGATATCGGCGCGGCCAACGGCCAGCCGGTAGCTCAGCTGCGCGGTGCCACGATCCAGCCGCTTGAACTCGGCCTCTGCGTGCTGCCGGGCTTCCTGCGCGGTGGCGTAGGTGGCCTGCAGCTTCTTCTCGTTGTCGGACGTACCCACCAGCACGCCTGTGCGCCGTGCTGTGCGCCGGTCACCCCAATAGGCACGCACGCCGGTGAACTTCTCGCGGTCGGCGACGCTGTAGCGGTGCTGGTCACCCGATGCTCGCGTGATCTGGACGCCAGGCAACGGCTGGCCACCGACCGTAGTACCTGCGCCGATAGGCGCGAAGATCAACGTGCCGGCCTTCACCGTGGCCACGGCGTCGAAGCGTTTGCCCAGGCGCGTGAGCAGGTTGATATCGCTCTCGTTGGCTTGATCGAGGTGGGCAATGGCAACGCCCGCCAGATCCGCGGCCACGGATGCGCGCAGCGAATGCTCGCCGGCGATAGCGCCGAGAATGTCGCCCAGGGTGGTGTCGTGCCAGCTGCGTTCGCGCCGTCGACGAACCGCGCCGGTCAGATCGGCCGAACGCGCCCGAATCGTGATGATGTCGGGCGATCCGCTGTGTTCTACGTCATCGACCTTGAAGGTGCCCTTGTCGAATAGACCGCTCCCCTCATAGCCGATGGCCACCTGCAGGGTGACGCCCCGGCGCGGCAGGGCCAGCCTGCCGTCATGGTCGTGCACGCGCAGATCGACCTGGTCGGCTTCGTCGCCACGGCTTTCGGTCAGCGACAGATCCAGCAGGCGCGGGGCCAGCCGTTCGGTCAGATCCACGCCGTCGAGGACGACCCGCCATGCGGGGATCGGGTACGGGCTGGCCCTCATGCGATGGCCTCGCTTGCGCCGTCGTCGTCACGTTCCAGCTGCATCTGGAAGTCGATCAGGCGCGGCGTGCCATCGCTGAACAGCTCTCGTCGCGTCTCGCTGAGGCTGGTCAGCAGGTAGGCACCGTAGACACGACCCGTGCCCTCCACCAGCGCCTGCGGTTTGCCTTGGTCGGCCAGCTCGCGCAGCTTGTCCAGCACCTGCAGGTCGGTGGCCAGCTCGCCGGCGATGGTGCCCTGCAGGCTGATGGTGTCATCGCCCGGCCCGACGTACTGCCGGGCTGCGCGGGCGCCCACGCGGTCGCTGCTGGCGTGGCGCCAAGTCATCTGGCGCTGCAGCTCGCCGTAGGCGGCGGTGGAGAGAGAGAACACGAACGTGCCCCAGGTCATCATCATGGCGGTGGTCCTTTAGTCGCTGAGCCGGGCACCGCGTCGGGTGGCCTTGTCGCGCTCGATCTGTTCAATGGCCTGCCGCACCAGATCCGCGATTTCGCGGGAGTCGGCGCCGGACGGCGGTTGGATGTTGATGGTGTAGCTGGAAGCGCCTGTGCTGCCCGCTGCGGGCTGCGCAGCTGCCGGGGCAACTACCGGGGCAGCTGCAGCCATGACGGGCAGCGCAGCGGCGCCCAGCGCGAATCCGGCCGATGCTTGGCGCAACCTGTCGCGGCTGGCCGTAGCGCGTGCGGTGTCGGCGTTGTTCCCCAGCTTTGCGATGCGCTGCTCGCGCAGCTGGTCCAGTCGGGTCGGACCTGCTGCGTTGTCGGCTGCAGGGCCCTGCATGCGCTGGGTCATGCCGGCGCTGACCTGCGTCACGCGCTCGCCCATGCCGGCACCGGCCTGCGTGATGCGGTCGCCAACGCTGGTCACCTGCTGCAGCGGTTCGCCCTGGCTTCGGTCGATGCCGCCGGCAAGGCCCTGCATGGTGAAGTCGCCGAACTGCGCGAACACACGCGACGGGCTGTGGATGCCCAGCAGACCCTTAAAGCGATCCATCACGCCCGAGGCGATGTTGGCCACCGCATCCATCGCTGCGCTGCCGCTGGACGTGATGCCGTTCACCAAGCCCTGCACCATGTCGATGCCGGCCTGCATCATCCTCGCTGGCCAGCCGAGCAGGATCTGATTGGCGCCGTCCCACATCGCGGTCAGGCCCGACCGGATCTTGTCCCCGTTGAGGGTGAACAGGCCGACGATCAGCTGCCACGCGCCCTGCAGGTACGTCCACGCCCCGCCGACCGCGTTCTGGATGATCGGCAGCATGAAGGTGAACGCCTTTACCAGCCAGCCCACAGCGGCGACGGCCATGCGCAGGTTGACGGTCAACACCTGGCCCAGTACCTGGCCGAAGCCACGGCCGGCCTTGGTGGCGCCCTGCAGCTGCTCGCTGGTGGCCTTGAAGGGGGTGAACAGCTTCTGCACCCACGCCCAGGCTTTGCCCATGGCATCGGACACCTGCGCCCAAACTGGCCCCAGCGGTTCCAGCGCGGCCATCAGCTCGGCCATGATCGGGTTGACCACGTCCACCACGCCCTGCCACACGCCGATCATGAACGCCTTGATCGGCTCCCAGTATTTCCACACCAGCGCGGCAACGACGGCCACGGCAGCGCCAATGGCCAGCACCGGCAGGCTGATGCCGCCGAGCATCGGCAGGAGCATACGGCCGACGTTGAGCAGCATGGGGAAGGCCCGGCCACCCAGCGACAGCACCTGGCCAACCAGTCGGCCGATGCCACCGCCGCCACTGAGCAGCATCACGCCCTTGTGGATCTGCGTCAGTGCCATGGCGCCCACGCCGCCAGCCACCAGCAAACCGCCGAGCGCAGTGGCCAGGGCGGTACCGCCGATGGCCAGCTTGGCGATGGTGGCCACCAGCTGCGGGTTCTTCGTCACCCACTCGGCCATGCGGTCGGCGACCTTGGCCACGCGCGCGGCCAGTTCCTTGACCGTCGGCAGCAGGGTCTTGCCCAAGCGCTGGGAAAGCACGGTGGCGCTGTTTTTGAGCAGGATCAAACCGTTCTCTGCAGTACCCACACGCGCAGCATATTCGGCGTTCATCGAGCCGCCGTACTTCTGCGCGTCGGTGACCTTGCCGAAGTTCTCTTTCAACAGATCGAGGTTGGTCAGCAGCGGTGCGATCGCACCGATCGACTCGCGGCCGAACAGCTGCGTCATCGTCGCCGCCTGCTCGGCCTTGGGCAGTTGCTTGAGCTTCTCCAGCACCTGCAGGATCGCGCCGCCGGCGTCGTCCTGCATCGCCTTGGCCATATCGCCGGCCTTCAGCCCCAGCTTCTCGAACGAGGCGATCTGTCGGGAGGTGGCCGCGTCGCCCGAAGACAGCGTGAGCAGCATGTTCTTGATGCCGGTCGCCGACACTTCCGACTCGATACCCATGCCGGCGACGGTGGCGCCCAGCGCTGCCAGCGGGCCGCTGCCGAGGCCGGCTACCTCGCCCAGCGCACCGATGCGGTTCACCACCTCGCTGATTTTCTGGACGCTGGCCGGGCCGGTGTTGCCCAGGTAGTTGATCTTGTCGGCCAGGACGACAACGTCGTCCTGACCCATGCGGAATGCGGTACGCCAGGTGGCCATCGTCTGGCCGGCGTCTTCGGCGGTGGTGTCGAAGGCTACGCCCATCTTCGCCGCGTCTTCGGCGAAGCGGGTCAGTTCGTTGCTGGCGATGCCAGCCTGACCGGCGGCGGCGACGATCTTGGCGATGTCGGTAGGCACCATGGGCAGGCGCCGCGACAGTTCCTCAATGTCGCGGCCCATCTTCTCGAAGCCGTCCGGCGTGTCGAAGTCCACCACCTTTTTCACGTCGGCCATGGCCGACTCGAAGCTCATGGCCTGCGCGATGGGCAGCGTCTGCGCACGCAGCGCGCCGAACGCAGCCAGCGCCACGCCGGTGCCGTGTGCAGCCGCGTTCATGCCGGCGCTGTGGATCTTGCGGCTACGGGCCTGCGCGGCATCGAGCGCGGCCAGGCGCGTGCGCTGAGCCTCCATCTGCGCCGAGGCGGCGGCAATGTCGCCGCGCAGCTTGCGCTCATGCGTGCCGAGTTGCCGCGTGCTGATGCCCGCGCGGTCCAGACCGCTGCGCAGGCGCTGCAGCTCCACCGACTGCTGCTGGTGCTGGCCCTTGAGTTGGGCGGCGGCGGCGCGTGCCTGAGTGAACTCGCGGCTCAGCTTGCGAGTGAGGGTGCCCGCCTCCTTGATCTGGCGGGCCAGAGCGGCAACGCGCAGCTGGGCGGCCAGATGGCTCTGTTCGGTGGCGCGCACCGCCTGCTGCTGCTGGCGGTAGGCCGCAACGTCGCGCTGGGCGGCATTGAGGCGGCGCAGGTTGGCCTGTTGTTCCTGCAGGGCGGTGGACAGGCCCTTGCTGCCGGCCATGACCTTCTTGAACGGGGCGCTTGCGCGGTCGAGCGCTTCCAACACCACCTGCAGGCGAAGGTTGCCGCCGCTCATGCGACGACAACCGATGCGCGTGTTACGGCGTCGTGGTGTCCGTAGGGTCGGCTACCAGCGCGGCCAGGAAGCGGCATCCAGCGCTGAACGCCCACAGCAGCAGCCCGCCGACCGTGGCCAGCAGGAACAGCGCAAAGACGATGGCGATAAGGGTGTCCATGGGCGGACTGTATCACTGCTGGGCTCCACTTCGTTCATAGGCGCGCTGGCGCCACTGGATCAGTTCAGAGAGGGAGAGGGCCGACAGCTCGGTGAGGGTGAAGGAGAAAGTCACCGCGATATCGGCCATCAGTTCCTCTACGCAGACGGGGACTGCTTCGACGCCCTCGGCTCGAAAAAACCACCGATGACGCGAGCGATCTCGACCAGGTCGGCCGGCTCCAGCTGGGACGCATCGTGCTGTGTCAGCAGCGGCTGGCTGATGCGCGGCAGCAGGGTCACCAGCGCGGTCACGTCCATCTGCGCCAGTTCGTGCAGCTTGAGGCCGCGCAGTTCACCGGCATTCGGCTTGCGCAGGCGAACCGAGCGGATCACCTGCTCGCCGCGCTGGATCGGGGTTTCCAGCACGATCACGTTCGGGTCGTTGTTTTCGTCGGTGGCGGTCGTGGTGTTGGATTCGGTATTCATGCTGCGTCTCTCACATAGTTGGCCCAGCCGTCAAAGCGGCCGGGCAGTGGGGTAACGGATCAGGCGCCGATGGCGCGGCGGATGGCGGACTGGCGGTCAACACCGTTGACCACGAAGATCATGCCGACCATGTCGATCTCGATCTCGGTGCGGCCGTTGATGGTCAGCTTGTAGTAGCTGGCCGAGGTCTTGACGCTGAACTCGGTGTCGTCGCCGACCTTGCCGGTGCCCGAATCGATCTCGGAGTGACGGCCGCGGATGACGATCTCGACCGCATCCACCTCGCCGGTGTCTTCGCGCTGGTAGGCGCCGGCAAAGCGCAGCTGCACAGCGTTGTGCGAGACAGCGCCGTACTGACGCAGCACGTCGAGCATCAGCCCACCGCACTTCCACTCGGCCTCGATCTTCTCCTGGCCCAGGTCGACGTCGACGGGGCCAACCATGCCGCCGGCGCGGTACTCCTCCATCTTGCGGGTCAGCGTGGGGAGCTTGAACTCGGTGACAAGGCCGATGTAGCTCAGGCCGTCGTTGAACAGGTTGAGGTTTTTCAGCTTGCTGGGCAGAGCCATGGCATGGGTTCCTTATGCGGCCTTAGCCGCTGATGCGGGCCGGGAAATCGGCGAAGTAGCGGTCGGTGATGCGCTGATTCAGCTGCAGGTTCTCCAGCGGCGGCACCGGGGTGTAGTCGAAGTCGATCACCAGCTGGCCGCTGGCCAGCGACTGCGAGGCGTTGGCGCCTTCGTCGTACCAGGCGTTGGCGCCGATCAGGTAGCCGGCATAGACCAGCTCGCGGAACTTGGCGTTGATGCTCTCCAGCAGATCGCGGATCAGCGACGGGTGCAGCGGCCTGTCGATGTAGACCTGCATGGCCTCGGCGATGGTGTCGGCCAGGATCTGCGCGGTGCGGGTGGCCGTCTCGAACTGGAACAACGGGTCATCGCTGCAGGTGCGCGAACCCCAGAACTTGTAGCCGTTGGAGTTGATGAGGGTGGTCACATCGCCGGCGTTGAGCAGGCCGGCGTCGGTATTGGGGTCCTGCAGATCCCAATGCACGTCGCGGCTGATACCGGTCACGCCCGCCACCGGCACGTTGGAGATGGACTTGTGCCAGCCCTGTTGCTGGTCGGTCATGGCGCGCACGCCCAGCGCACGGGCGACGGCGTAGGCCATGCCGGTGGATGCGGTGGCGGTGTTGAAGGCCATGAAGTCGGGATAGATCAGCATCACCTCGCGGTCGGCGAACTGCTCGCGGTAGGCGATGGCCTCCGACACGCTGGCGCTTGCGGCGCAGCTGGCGTAGACCATGCCGCGCAGCTTCTTGGCGACGATGGCCAGCGCTGCAGTAACCGGCTGGGTGTCCAACCCCGGCGCGCCCAGGATGCGCGGGCGGACGCCAAGCTGGGCTTGGGCCACCAGCAGCGCATGCAGGCCGGTGTAGCGGCCACCCTCGGCGGCACCGATGACCTTGGCCGTGGTGTCGGTGTCATTGCCGGCATTGGCAACACGCACGACCACCACAATCGGGTTGCCTTGGTCGGCGATGCCCTGCAGCGTGCCGCGCAGAGTGCCGGTCTTGCCTGCCTTGCCGACGGCGCTCAGCACGTCGGTAATCAGGACCGGGCGGTCCAGCGGGAAGGCGTCCTTGTCCGCATCCTCGCCGGTGCAGACAACGCCGATCACGGCGGTGGAGACGGTGCGGATCGGGCGCGTGCCGCCGTTGATTTCAATGACGCGTACGCCGTGATGGTAGCCGTTGGCGGCCATGGGCTTCTCCTTCGGTTAGGGGGTGTGGAAGCGGAGTGGTACGGAAAGGCGGGTGTTGCGCGATGCGCCGCTCGGGGTGGCCAGCTGGCCCTGCAGATCGAGGACGAACGAGCCGGCCACGTCGCCGTGAGCCAGGTCGATACGGGTCAGGCTGATGCGCGGCTCCCAACGCATCAGCGCGGTGGCCGTGGCGCCGAACAGCCGCAAGCGGGTTTCGTCGTTGAACGGTTGGTCGATCAGCTCCGGCAGAAGCGAGCCGTACTCACGGCGCTGCACGCGCGAGCCAATGGGGGTGGTCAGAACGTCGGCGATGGACTGGCGCAGGTGTGCCAGGTCATCGCTGAACGCGCCGCTGCGGGCGTCCATACCGATCATGCAGGCGCCCCGGTGGTGCCACCGCCCGGCTGCACGCCGGGGTGCTTGTGCTTGGTCAGGCTGATGCCGGCGGCGGTTACGTCGTCGGACACCTCCGCCTTGCCGGTGATCGTCACCCTGCCTTCGATGCTGGTGGCGCCCTTGATCGTCACCGGGCCAGTGATCGTGGTTCCGCCGTCGGCGGTGATGGCCACGGTTCCGCCAGCGGGCAGAACAGCCGACAGGGCGTGCGCATCGTGGTCGTAGCTGACCACAGCGCCATCCTTGAACTGGATCAGGGTCAGGCTCGGGCTGTTTGACGGCGCCGGGTACTGCTCGCAGTACAGGCCGCGCAGCACGATGGCGTTTGCCAGGTCGCCGTCACAGCACAGCAGCGCTACCTGTTCGCCGCTGCTTGGTGGTGCCCAGGTCCGCAGCTCGCCGGCGGCGGTGCTGAACCATGGCAGGAAGTCGGTGTGCGCCTCGCCCGTCTGCACGCGGCAGAGGTGCCGGGCGTGATCGACCTCGGTCACCACACCGTCGCGCAGCAGGTTGTTGATCTGTTGGGGCAGAGCGCTATCCATGCCCCCATGTTCCCGGCGGCCCCTCGCGCGCGCACGGAGCGCGGGTGGTAGATGGGACCGCTACAACGGCGGGCGAACAGATCGCGCCGCCGTCTGACGGCGCGGCGTCAGCTTGGCTGTGCAGCGGTGGGGTGACTGCCTGCAGTCTCCACCCAAGCGCCCGCACGGTCGTCATAGGTGATCGGGCCGCTGCGCTCCATGGGCGGAGCGTGATCGGTCACGGTGTCGGGCAGCGGTTGGCCGCGCTGCAGGGGTGGCGCGAAACTCCCGTCGGCCTTGTTCCAGATCGCCCGGCCGCTGTAGTCGGGCTGCAGCGTCCACTCGCCTCGGACGGCGTCCCATGCGTTGCAGTGCGGCGTGGTGCCGTCGAGTCGGATTGGCTCGGCCAGGGTGACACCCTTCGGGAGAGGTTCGCCGAGACTCAAGCGGTTGGGAACGGGCATCGCAGTGCCCGTATCCCACAGCATGCGGTTGCGGAAGTCGGGCACCCGCTCCCAGCGGCTCCCGTCATCAGCCAGGCGCAGCGCCTGGCACGGCCCGGCGGCCTGTGCTGGGGCCACCTCCACGGTGCCATCGGGCAGGTGCCAAACGCCGCCGGGCGACGGCTGCAGGCGCACGGGTCCCATGTACGCACGGGTGGTGGGATCGAAGGCGTGGGCAAAGCGGTTTTCGGTGGACATGCTCCGTTCCTCAGTAGGTGATGCAGTAGATCATTCGCAGACCGGCCGGCAGGTTGCGGTCGCCGCCGGTGTTGTTCACGGTGACCGCGTGGGTGTGAGCGCCCGCGTCTGCAGCCGACGCGCTGTGGCCGTGATCGCCCACCTGCGCGACGGAAATGGTGTGGGTGTGGTTGCCGGAGCCATTCATGCCGATGTTGTGGGCATGCGCACCAGCGCCGTCGGTGGTGAAGTTGTGCGCATGGTTACCGCTCGGGCTGGTATAGGGCCAGTTGTTATCACCGTCGGAGCGGGCACTGCCCGGCTTGTTAGAGCCACCATCCTGGCCCCACGGGAAAGCGGTGTCCTCACCGTATGGAACCGTGTGCTGATGATCGCCAGACCAGTTCGTGCCGCCGGTGTGCCCGTGGTGGCCCTGCGAATCGGTCCACGCGCCGTGGGCATGATCGCCGGCGGCGGCTGCGCTGGCACCATGCGAGTGCGCGCCGCCCCCCGCTACCGTGATGGTGTGGCTGTGCGTGCCGGCACTGGCCGAACTGGCGGTGTGGGCGTGGCGGATCACTTCACCAGCGGTGAACCCACCGACTGCGTCAGCGCTGTTCGTGTGCGTCACGACGGTACCGTCACCCATCGCAGGCAGATTGAAGGTGGTGGTGCCGTCGCCCGCACCGTAGAGCGTGCCAATGGCGGCGAACAGCTCCGCGTAAGTGGTTCGGGAGACGGCGGCACCATCACACAGCAAGGTTCCAGCGGGCGCGGCCTTCCCCGCGAACATGATGACCTGGCCGGGGATACGATTGGCCTTGGTGGCAGGACTGAAGTTGGAATTGGTCCACAACTCCACCCATGGCTTCCAGCGCTCATTTACCGGCGCGGTATCGCGGCGTGAGCGCATCCAGAACCGGTTTCCACCACCGTAGTCAGCGGCCAGGGCAAGGCCACGGGAGTTGTCATAGCTGGGCAGGGACCAGGCAATGGTGTACTGCGCCGGCATCGTGGTGGAACCGAGGCTTGTCTGCCTGTTGATGCGCAGCGCATCCCACGCTTCGATCCACGAATCATCGTTGTTTGTCGGCGCCAGGTACTTGACCCGCGCCGCCACGTCCTCGGCCGAGCCTGCGCCGATCTCGCTCAGGGTCCATGCGACGTTCACGCCACCATTCACGTCCTTGGTGGTGTTGCCGATGGTCACCTTGCGGTAGGCGCCCCACGACGTAGTCACGATGTTGGCAGAGCCATCGAACGCGGTGCCATTGATCGTGCGCGGCGCAGCGAGCCTGCTTGCCGTGTCGGCGTTGCCGGTAAGCTTGCCCTTGAACTCGGCAGCATAGATCCAACTGCCCGACGGGTTGAGTGAAATCTTGTTGCTGTTTGTGGTGGACGTGAAGCGGATCTCCTTCCCGCCAGAGGTGTCGAAGAACTCTAGGGCGGTATTGCCCTCAGTGCCTGCCTGTCGGACCTGCCACGGCCGCTCGGAGTAGAACTCACACAGCACCTTCCCGTCGCCAGATCCGGTTCCGATCCGGGCGCCCGCCATCTCGGCAAAGCCGTTCTTGTAGACAGCCAGCTGCCCTGCCGGGTTCGCGGAGCCATTGGGGCGCAGATAGACATAGCCGCCTGAGTCGCCGGTCGGCCCCGCCCCTGCGGCGAGTACCACGCTGCCAGTATCGGTCCCACGCAAACTGCCACCGCCGAATCCGAGGTCGACGGTTTGATCGCTGGGCAGATAGACGCCCAGGGCGAAGGTCTGACGACGACCCCAACGGTTCTCGGTGCTTTCGACCAGGCGCCGCAGGTCGCCCATATAGGCAATCGGCTGAACGGTTGCGTAGATGATCCCCTGTGGTTCGGCAGTGACGAACGTGCCAGGGCCGTGGTACGTCGCTCCGGTTGCGTTGACGACGCGCACGGCATGACCTTGGTTGTACTCGCGCTGCTGCAGCCACAGCTCGACACCTGTGGACTTGCCCTCAGCGTCGGTCATCAGCACCAAGCCGAGGCGGCTGGGGCGATCAAGTGAAGAGTCGGCGCCGATCCGCGTGTGCTGCACCATGCCATCAACAACCGCCTGTGTCAGCACGGTGGTGGTATCACTGAACGTGCGGGTAGACGCGGCGACCTGCTCCCAAGCGTAACGCGGGCTGCCGATGGCGCCATTGGTCATTTCCAGCAGCAAAATGCTGGCAGCAGGGCCGCGCCACGGCAGCGTGCCCAGCTTGATCCATCGAACCTGATTCGAGTTGCTGGGGATCGCGTCGATCGGCTGAACCTTCCCCACCTGCGGGAAGTCCGACGCGTGCATGCCGTCGAGTGTGTCGGCGTCCAGTCCCTTGCCGTGGCCCATATCTTTCAGCGCAGCGCCCTTCAATTCGAGGCTGGCGCGAATCGCCGCGGCCGTGGCCAGCGCCAGCAGCGTCTTGACGAACGGTGTCGGTGCATTGGCGCCGAAACGGTCGTCCAGGGCGGCTCTCAGGCCGCGAGCGGTGACGGCGCGCACCGCGTCCGCGCCCGTGATGGTTTCGGGACCATCTGCCAGTTCGACTACGCCGGCGACCGATTCAGTGGCCGGCGGGTTCAGGAACTGCGTGCTTCCGAACTTGATCTGCGCCGTGTCGATATCGGCAAGCACAACGTCGGCCGACAGCAGCAGCGTGGAGATGCTCGCCTTCTCCATGATCGCGTCAGCCTGGCCGTACGCGGCAAACAATGTGCCGTCGGCCAGGTAGAGGCCGAAGCCACGCAGCGGGTACTTGTCGGTACCGCTGTCCTGTAGCGTGACGTGGATCGTGTCAGCCGCAACGGACTCGCCGCCGAAGCTGGTCATCCGCTTGAACTCTCCGGGCAGCTGCGTCATTGCCGCAGTGGGGGTGAAGCCGGTAGAGGTCAGCCCGATCTGAGAAATCAGCACCGTGTTGGTGCCGGTGTTGGTGCCGTTGACCAGCTTGGCGCGGCCGGCGTTGGTGATCTTCATGCGCATGGGGGTCAATCTCCGGTCATCGTCAGGCGGCGGTAGACCGCCGCTTGGGCACCTGCGACGGTTCCGACTTGGCTGTCGGCCTGAATGCCTTGGGTGAAAGTGAAGTGCGAGCGCACGGGCTTGGTACGGTTCACCGCGTCCACGATCTGGTGGACGAACTCGGCCGACGACTCCTGCCCGCCGTCACCGCTGATGGTCAAGAACAGGCTGAACGTGTGCGGTTCGCCCTGCGGGGTCATCTGCCACCACTCGCGGATCTTCATCTGACCGCCAAAGCTGGCGATCAGGTCCGCGATGCTCTTGGCGGTCCCCTTGTGGCGCTGGATCTGGAACGAACTGGCGATGCGGGCGCGCTTGATGCGCTCGGGCCAATCGCTATCCCAGGTATCGACTGACACGCTCCACGCGAGGAACGGCAGGAACTCGGCCGGGCAGTTCCACGGGTTCCAGAGCGTGTCGTGCACCATGGGCACGTCCGACAGCTGGGCGTCGGCGCGTTCCACCGCGCGTTCCAGCCGCGTCGAGTTGGGGGGCAGCAGGGAGGCGGTGTCAGGCATCGGTGCCGCCGTGTTCGATCACCACGCTGGTGCAGAACGGCGCTGACTGGGCATCCACCGGCATATCCGCAGTGGGCGCCATCAACTGCACGCGGTGCACGCCATCGACGTGCAGGGCCGAGTAGAGCGCCGACAGCGGCACGTCGCGGCCCAGGCGCTGTGTCTGCTGCAGGAACAGCGTCACTCGGCGACGCGCCTCGGCCAGCACCAGGGCGCTGTCAGGGCCGTTGAAGGTGACCAGCCGTGCTCGGATCTCGAACGGCTTGACGGTGGCCGGGGACACGGTCACGTAGTCGGTCAGCGGGCGCACGTTGTCGTTGAGCAGCGCAGCCTCGACGGTCTTCAACAGTTCGGCCGACGGGGTGCCGTTGCCCTGCCGCGACAGGACCGTAACCACCACCTTGCCCGGCGACGGGCTGGCCACGCTGGCGTCAAGCACGTCCGGGTGCGCCGAGAGCGTGTGGAAGATGTAGGCGCCTTCGGGACCGGCTACCGACAGGCTTTCCGGCGCCAACTGGATGCGGCGCCGGAATGCGGCGTCGTTCTCGTATTCGGCCGGGGCGTTGGTCTTCGGATCTGCCGGCTTCAACAGCTTTCGCTGCACGCCGAAGGGCACCGCGAGGTTGTCCAGATCGGCGCCCATGGAGTAGGGCAGCAACAGGCCGCGAGCGCGCTGGTTGAACTGCTCACGCAGCACCAGCTCACGGTAAGCGCTGGCCTGCAGCAGCTTCATCACTGGATCGGATTCGACCAGGGCGGTGTAGTCGGGGCACAGGCGGCGGAACTCGGCCAGACGCTCGGCCAAAATGGCCTCGAACGTGCGCTGCTCGAAGATGTCCGGCGCCGGCAGCTTGTCGACTTCGATGGCGGTAAAGGAGGACACGGATGCACCGGCTGATAGGTCCGGTCCAGATTCCCATCGCGCGCGCGCGAGGCCGTGGAATGCGGCGTGTAGCGCAGCCGCTTACGCTACAGCGTGTGCAGGTGATCGAGGATCAGTTCGCGGATCAGCTGTTCGTCGGCATTGGTGAAGCCGAGCAGCACGCGTCGCGCGTAGGTGACGCGGGGGCCACCCTTGCTCACAGTATCGGTGCGGCCCTCTTGGTGAATGCGGGCGATGCGCGAGACACGCCCGGCGAAGCCCACCGCCGCCTCGCTCGCGCTGCCGCGCACCCGCAGGTGCTTGGCCTGCCGGATCTTGCCGAACATGGCGCCGCGCTTGATGCGGCCGGCTTTGGCGCGGCGAGGTGGGGCGTTGCGTCGCGAGGCGAACGGGGAACCATCGGGATTCTGCTGGCCAGCGATGCGCTTTTGCTGCGAGCGCCGCACGGCGGTGCCGACCTTGCGGGCCAGGCGGCTGCGCTCGGCAGGCTTGAGCCGCTGCAGCAGCGGCGCCACCCAAGCCTCAAGGCGCTGCAGATCCTCGCTCACTCGGTGATCGCCGGCAGGGTGCCCAGCACTTCACCGTCGGCCGTCAGCGGGCCACCAGCGAGCGTATGGCGGTGTTCCCACTCGGCGGGCGGCTCGGGCAGGTACTGCAGCTGGAACACGCCAGCGTCGTCCTGCACGACGCGCACGCGCTCGGTCAGCGGTAGCCGGATGGCCAGATCGACCACGGTATCGCTCAGCACGTCCACCTCGAAGGCCAGCTTTTCGCGGTTGTCCGGGTTGGCCAGCAGCTCGGGCTGGTGCCGCGTCAGCCACTGCAGCAGCGGCACCATGACGGCCTCGGGCGCGCCGGCGAAGTCACGCAAGATCAGTTCGAGGGTGTAGCGGTACTGGAAGGACAGGCCCGCCGTGAAGCTGGCGACCAGCCCGCCGTCATCAACGAACACCAGCAGGCGTTCGGGATCTGCGGCCAGTGACGGCATCGCCGCGACCAGGTGCTGGCGGAGTAGTTGAGGCTTCTTCATCGCCGGGCGCACTCGGTCAGGGCAGTGTGCAGCTGGGTGACCAGCTGCTGCAGCGCCGTCACCTGCTCGCCGGCGGCGTGGTACTGGCCGTAGTTGGCTGAGGTGGTTTCGGCGACGGTAGAGAGCGTAACGCCGGTAGCGGGCGCATCAGGATCGCCGGCAGTTCCGGTGGGGGTGACGCCTGCCGCAGCGGCGTCGTGGATGTGCACGAAGCCAACAGGCACAGCGCAAGCGGCATCAGCGGTCGGAGTGACATAGACGGGAACCTCTTTGGTGATGGTGTGGCCGCGCTCGCGCACCACCTGTACGCGGTCCACGTACTCGGTCACCACGCGGGTGGTGCCCTGCGCCAATTCCAGCTTGCTGGCCAGATCCTTCATCTCGGCATTGGCGCTGGCCAGCGCAACGTTGGCGCGGTCCAGTGCGGTGGTGGCGCGATTTACCCGAGCCTGCTGGCAGCTGAAAAGGCCGGCGGTGCCCGCGATCAGGGCCACGATGGCAAGGGCGCGGTAGAGCATCAGCGTGCGCCCAGCGCGGCCAGGGCGCGGTTGGTGCATGCGGTTCGGTCGGCCATCCCGTTCGGTGTGGCGCGGCTGCGGGCGTTGCCCAGGTTCACCACGCGGCTGACGCTCAGCACGTCGCGCTGGTCGGCGTAGGCGTTGAGCCGGTTGTCGTGCCAGAACGCCGCCGCTGCCATGGCGCCGGTTTCCGGCTCGATCAGCAGGCCGGGCATCTCTTCCAGCGGCTGGCCGATCAGCTGGCCGATGTGGCGATAGTTGCCGCGCCCGGTGTGCATCATCGGGCCGCGCCCGCGATAGGCGTAGCCGTCGCCGCTGGCCTCGTTGCCATTGCCGTTGCGGTTGGCATAGACGCGGTTGCCCAGCTTCGCCGGCTGGTGGACGAATGCAGCAGCTTCGGGGCCTTTCACGTACCTGCCGAACACTTCGAGCAGGCGCTCGCGGCTGTAGCTGAGCGATTCCTCCACGCGCGACAGGCTCAGGCTTTCGTGGCCGACCTGTGCGAGGAAGTAGGCGGCGCGCACCGGGGTGTTGATCCCGAAGCGCTTCATCGCCGCATTGAACGGCGCCACCCAGCGCTGAGCGCGGGGGAGCGGGCATTGCATGATCTGCGCCAGTAGTGGGGCGGTCAGCACGTCAGTTGCTCCCGAACAGGTGCGCGACGTTGCCGCGCGAACGATAGGTGGCCACCAGCAGGACCATCAGTAGCAGCAGCTGCCAGACGGTGACGTGGGCGCGGGCGCCCTGCAGCATGATCTGCAGGGCCAGGCCGCCGGTGGTGGCGATCAGCAGCCATGCGCACCAGGCGATGGCGGGGCGGTGGTTGGCGCCGGGGGCCGGCCGGTAGGTCATCAGGCGGATGCAGATGGCCAGGCTGCACAGCAGCGTGGCGGTGGTCAGGAACTCAGCCATCGGAGCCTCCACGCGGCAGGCGGGTCACGTCAGCCGAGCGGCTGCGCTCGATCAGGCTCAGGGTCAGGGTGACGATGACCGCCGCACAGATGAACGCGGCAAGGCCCGTGGACACCACGCCAAAGCGCTGCATCACCTCGGTACCGCCCAGGTAGCCGGCCACGACGCTGATGGCCAGATACACCAGGCGCTTCCAGATCGGCAGGTTCTTGGCCGACACGACGAACAGGGTGGCGCCGGCGAACGCGCCCAGGAACGCATCGGTTTGGATCCCCGGCAGGATCGACGCAAGGCCGACCCCCGTTGCCAGTGCTGCCATGCTGCCGGTAGAGGTTGGTTCGGTCATCATCAATCCCATAGCTGAACAAGGGGGCGCATCGCGGCGCCGGTGGACGGTGCGGGTACGTCGGGTAGCTCCACGACAGTGCCGATGGGCAGGACCGGCCCATGCAGGCTGATGCCGTAGTTCAGGGCGTGCGCCTTCTCGACCATGCCGGCGGTGGTGCCCAGGTGCCGGTGGCAGAGCGCGTCGAGCGTGTCGCCCTGCATCGAGACGACGCGCATCAGATCAGTTCCACGGTGACGCGCGGCAGGCCCTGCAGATCGCAGATGGCGTTGCGCAGATCGCGGCGGATCTCATCAATGGTGGGAGTCAGTTCCTCCGCACGCTGGTTGCCCTGTGCGGTGGCGTCGTAGGAGCGGTAGCGTTCGTGCAGTTCGACGGCGGTGGCGCATCCGACCGCGCGCAGGTACAGATGCACCAGCCGGGTGCTGCCGTCGATCACCTGTGCCGGCACGTCGGCCAAGGTGGCGTAGCCGGCGGCTTCCTTGCCGGCCTGCCACGCTTCCAGTTCCCGCGTTACGTCCATGACGGCCGACACCACAGTGCTTCGCATCCGGGGCGCCGGTATGTCGCCGGGGACGCGGATCGCCTCACGCAGCGCAACCACGTCGATCTCCGGCCAGAACGCGCCGGCGGTGACGTTGGGCTGCTTGGTGGCAGGTGATGCGTTGGCAACAAAGCTGCTCATGGTGGCCTCGTAGGTCGCCGGTGGTCGGGGCGTCACACCAAGGAAGAGAGGTCTTGGTGATCGGCCCCGAGCCGGCGGGGTTGCGGGGTACGCTCGGCGTGAGGTCAGTCGTTGGATTGACTGGCCTCGAACTTCTTCATCAAGCGCTCGGCGCGCTTGAGGTCTTCCTTGCCGCCGCAGCTGTCGTGCAGCTGGATGGCCTCGCGCAGATCGTCAACGGCCTGGCCGACAGCCTCCGCATCCAGCGGCGCGGCGTCGGGGTCCGCTGGCAGCGAGCAGCGAGCGCGGGCCAGTAGCAGTCGGGCGCGGACCTGATCGGGCATGTCGTGGCCCTTGGTTACTTCCACTGCCCGGTTCAGGACGCCCAGGTCGAACCCTGCACCCGTCTTCAACGCGTTGAGCGCGGCGATGCCAATTTCCTCGGCAACGACGCAGCCGGCGGTGCGTTCGAAACGGTCGGGCATCGTCAGGCCGTGTGCCAGCACGTAGGCGGCGATATTCAGCGCCGCGTCGTACAGGCCCGCGTCGATGTTCCACAGCATCAGCGTGGACACCACGTCGTCCTGGCCACCCGCATCGGCGGCGAGCACGCCCTCGATGTAGGCGTCGTAGGTCGGCAGCAGTGCGGCCTTGAGTTGGCCCTTGGCCTGGCCCGACTGGATCTGCTTCAGTCGAGCGCGGTCGGTGGCCAGCTGCAGCAAGGTCTGCTGATAGATCGGCGTGCCTTCCATCAGGTTGCCGCCTGCTGCGCGCTTGGCCGCTTCCTCGGCCTCAACGCGCTGCAGGTGCCGCTTGGCGGGGCTGTCGGCCATGGCCTCAGTCCTCGACCTTGATGTTCTCAACCACCGCGCCACGGCCGTAGTCCTCGACCACGTAGCAGTCGTTGGACGACTCGAAGTTCGCCACGCGGTTCTTCTCCGGCTCTTCCTTGATGTAGCGACGGCGGCCGTCGATCTGCCAATAGAGGGACAGGTTGTCCAGCGAAGTGACCAGCAGTGCATCGGCTGGCATGAAGGGAACAACCACCGGCTGCAGGCCACCGATGCGCTTGGTGCCCAGCACCAGATCCGCGGCCAGCAGCTCGGTGGGCTTGTTGTCCTGATTGATGATCGGGAAATACTTGTCATGCACCAGGTTGCGGCCGAGCACGACGACCAACGCCGGATCTTGCTGGTGCCAGGGGTCGATCAGGTTGGACACCACGTCCATGACCAGCGCGTCGAGGTTGGCGTAGTCACGCGTTGCCTTGTCGGCACCGCCGATCACGATCTTGTCCCCGGCCTTGCCCTTGGCCAGCACACGCTTGGCGGCATGCTCACGGTACTTCTGCAACCAGCCCTTGTTGACGTCCTGCAGCAGCGGGTTGGTGGAGCTGTTGGTGGTCGATGCAATGCTGGTGCCGTTGAAGCCGACCATGATGCGGTCCAACGCCTGGCGCTGGATGATCGCGTCGCGCAGCACAGTCTGGAAGTTCTTCTGACGTGCCCACGCGTCGAGGCGTGCGTAGGGAATGGCGGTGTCGTAGTTGGTCTGCACACACTCATAGCCGGTCTTGTCGAGTGCGGTCACATCCGCCGGCTCACGCTTGCCATTGCCGCTGGTGTCGGTGCGGCCGGCGATGGTGCCACTCACACCCACGCCAATCTTCTCGCCCTTGAGGTCGATCACGCCGGGCATGTTGATGGCGGACAGGAAAGCACTGCTCTCCTGAATGCGCTGCTCGATGGTCTGCTGCACGCTCGGCTCGACCGAGAACGACAGGGCTGCGGATTCGACGTTGTTCAGTTCTGCCACGCGACGGGTGAACTGGTTGAACTGTGTGCGGGTTTCGGTACGCATTGCGTTGCTCCGTAAGTAGGGGGCTGGTAGGAATCAGCAGTCGGTGGCGTCGCCGACGTTGCCGCCGCTGCCGGAAATCGGCGGGCGCTTGTTGAACGTCTGCGGGGTCTCATCCAGCGTCTTGCGGAAGCCAGCCACCTGGTCACCGAGGGCCTTGACCTTCGCCGTGAGTTCGTCGTTCTTCGCCGACAGCTGTTCGATGCGCTCTTCCTGCGCGGTGAAGGTGGCCAGCAGCTGGTCGGCGAAATTGCCGAAGTCTGCGGCGGGGTCTTCCTTCTGCGCCGGCTTGGGCTCCGGCTTGGTCAGCCCGCACAGCTTCGACAGAAGAACCTCCATCTTGCTCGGGCGCGCTGCGGGTTGATCGACTTCATCGAAAGCGATCTCCGTTTCTTCCATCGCGGTGAACAGGTTCTCCGGCGCCTGCTTGCGCGCTGCCAGCGGACTCTTGTCACCCTGCTGTGCGGCGAAGGCCAGCATTTCCGTGCCCAGGCTCGCCGGGGTATCGGTCACCGCCAGCCCCTGCAGGTACGCCTTGCCGGTGTCGGCGAACTTCGGCGCAATCTCGATGCTGGTGTAGAGCTTCTGCTTGTCGTTGTTGACCATCGCCACCAGCGCGTCGGTCGGTTCGATCTGAGCAAACAGGGCCAGCTTCTTCACGCCGCCCACTTCGACCTCTTCGGCCTTCACGGCCAATACGTCGCCAAACGCCTTGAACGGGCCATCCGGCATCAGGCTGCGCATGTGTTCCACCCAGATGCGGGCGCCGTACAGCTGCGGATCGTAGGACGCCGCCATATCGGTGATGTGCTGACGCTCGATCACACGGCCGTCGGTGGTTGCGCCCTCGACGGCGACGCGGAAGAACTTGGAACGCAGCTTCTTTTTGTCGGTCTTACCGGCCATTTCGCCCTCTGCTGGTGTCAGTGCGCATCGGTTCTCGATGCGATGACCCATGGTCGAATGAGGGCGAAGTTGCGGCAACGCGTGGAGCGTGTAAGCGCCTGTATTACTAGGCTTTTCCGTGTTGCGCGCGCGTGGCGACGGGCAACCTGTTCACGTGACCAGCGTAGCCGAAAAACTCCACGTCGATCCACGACGCCAAGCCAAGTTCCTGTACTGGATGGGCTGGCGTGTGTGCGACATCGCCAGCCTGATCGGCGAGAAAGAGAAGACGATCCACAGCTGGAAGGCGCGCGACGAATGGGACCGCGCCGACGCTGTGGAGCGCATTGGTGGCGCTCTGGAAGCGCGGTTGGCGATCCTGATCCACAAGGAAGGGAAGACCGGCGGCGACTTCAAGGAGATCGACCTGCTGCACCGCCAGCTTGAGCGGCAGGCTCGTATCCAGCGATACCAGGGCGGTGGCAACGAGGGAGACTTGAATCCTGCGGTGGCCAACCGCAACGCCGTACCGAAGAAGAAGGCGCGCAAGAACGAGTTTAGCCAGGAAGAGATCGAGCTCCTGCAGACGGCGTTCGTGGACGGCTGTTTCGACTACCAGCGCGATTGGTATCGGGCCGGCAACGAGCGCACGCGCATCATCCTGAAATCGCGCCAGATCGGAGCCACCTACTACTTTGCGCGTGAGGCGCTGATTGATGCGCTTACCAGCGGCCGAAATCAGATTTTCCTCAGTGCTTCGAAGAGCCAGGCCCACGTCTTCCTAGGCTACATGCGTGGCTTTGTGCGTCAGGTGCTGGACCGGGATCTGACCGGCGATCCGATCACCCTCGCCAACGGCGCCGAGCTGTATTTCCTCGGTACGAACGCCCGGACCGCCCAGAGCTACCATGGCAATCTCTACTTCGACGAGTTCTTTTGGACCTACGGTTTCAAAGAACTGAACAAGGTCGCCAGCGGTATGGCGATGCACACGAAGTGGCGCAAGACCTACTTCAGCACGCCATCTACGATGGCGCACGAAGCATTCGAGTTCTGGACTGGCGACCGCTTCAACAAAGGCCGACCGGTATCCCAGCAGATCCAGCTGGACGTGAGTCACGCGAGGCTGATGGGTGGCCGCCGGTGCGAGGACGCGGTCTGGCGCCAGATCGTGACCGTACTTGATGCGGCTGGCCGAGGCTGCGACCTGTTCGATATCGAGGAACTGCGCCGCGAGTACAGCGCCGAGGAATTCGCCAATCTGCTGATGTGCGAGTTCGTGGACGACAGCGCCAGCATTTTCCCGCTCACGATGCTGCAGCCGTGCCAGGTCGACAGCTGGGTAGAGTGGGCCGACGACTTCAAGCCGCTGGCGCTTCGCCCCTACGGCGACCGTGCGGTGTGGATCGGGTATGACCCGGCCGAGACAGGCGACAGCGCCGGCATCGTGGTGGTCGCTCCGCCGCTGGTGCCCGGTGGCAAGTTCCGCGTACTGGAACGCCATCAGTTCAAGGGCATGGACTTTGCGGCGCAGGCCGCTTTCATCCAGCAGATCACGCTGCGGTACTGGGTGACCTATATCGGTATCGACGCAACCGGCATGGGCACCGGTGTGGCCCAGCTGGTGCGGCAGTTCTTCCCCGGCGTGACGATCTTCAACTACTCCCCCGAGGTAAAGACCCGGCTGGTTCTGAAGGCGTTCGATGTCATCAAGAACGAGCGTCTGGAGTACGACGCAGGCTGGACCGACCTGACGCAGTCGCTGCTCGCGATCCAGAAAACCATTACCCCGAGCGGGCGCCAGGTGACCTACACGGCCGGCCGCTCGCGCACCACAGGCCACGCCGATCTGGCGTGGGCACTCATGCACGCACTGCAGAACGAACCGCTGGAAGGCGGCGCCGCTACGCGCGGCTCGATGGAGATTTTCTGATGACTGATCCTGACCAGGGCGCTACCGCGACCGCGCCTGCTGGCGTCGAGGCGTTCACCTTTGGTGACCCTACGCCAGTGCTGGACTCGCGCGGCATCCTCGACTACCTCGAATGCTGGCGCAACGGACGCTACTTCGAACCGCCGGTGGATCTGCATGGGCTGTCGCGCACCACACGCGCGAACCCATATCTGCACAGCGGGTTGACCTTCAAGCGAAACATGCTGGTCAGCACGTACCGCCCGCACAAGCTGCTCAGCCGCGAGGCGTTCGCGCAGCTGGCGTTGGACTACATCACCTTCGGCATGGCCTACGTTGAGCGCCGCCGTGCTATGTCCGGTGTCAATCACTCCCTGGCGGTGCCGCTGGCCAAGTATATGCGCCGAGGCGTGGAGCCCGGCGAGTTCTTCCAGATCCGCGCCGGTCAGATCGAGCATGAGTTTGCTCGCGACGATGTGTTCCAACTGCGCGAGGCAGATGTTGACCAGGAGATTTACGGGCTACCGGAGTGGATGCCGGCTGTTCAGTCGGCCCTACTGAACGAGTCGGCGACGCTGTTCCGCCGGAAGTATTACAACAACGGCTCGCACGCCGGGTTCATCCTGTACCTGACCGACTCCCTGACCGAGAAGGACGATGTGGACGGCATCCGAACCGCGCTGCGCGAGTCACGCGGGCCGGGCAATTTCCGCAACCTGTTCCTGCACTCGCCGGGCGGGAGCAAGGATGGACTGAAGCTGATTCCCGTCAGTGAGGTTGCGGCAAAGGATGAATTCACCGGCATCAAGAGCGTGACCCGCGACGACATGCTGGCGTCCCTTCGGACACCGCCGCAGCTGCTTGGCATCGTGCCGCAGAACAGCGGTGGCTTTGGCTCGATCCGAGAGGCGGCGACCGTATGGACTGCAATGGAGCTTTCACCCCTGCAGACGCGGCTGACCGCGCTCAACGAATGGCTGGGCGATGAGGTGATCCGCTTCAACCCCTTTGAGCTGGGGGCAGCAGCCTGATGACTGGCCGTCACAACCTGCGCTGCGGCGCCTGTGCCCGACTGCTGGCCAAAGCCGCAGGCGTCTATGACCTACAGATAAAATGCCCCCGTTGTGGGGATATGAACCACATGAAGGCCCAGAGCCTCTCCACGGATCGCCGCGAGCGACACCACGAAGAAGGCTCTACTCATGAAGAACGAACTGATCCACGGCGATGCGCTGACCGTCCTGCCGACCCTGCTGGCCAACAGCTTCGACGCCCTCATCACTGACCCGCCGTATGCCAGCGGCGGCACGCATGCCGCGTCCCGCCAGCAGTCTCCCCAGGTGAAGTACATGCAGAGCAACGGGCCGCAGCTGCATGCCGACTTCGTCGGCGACGAACGCGATCAGCGCTCGCACCTCGCATGGATGCGCCTGTGGCTGGCCGAATGCAGCCGAGTGCTGAAGGAGGGCGCCCCGGTGTTGCTGTTCACCGACTGGCGGCAGCTCCCTCTGACCACCGACGCCCTGCAGTGTGCTGGCTTTACCTGGCGGGGTGTGGCGGTCTGGGACAAGACCGAGGGCGTGCGGCCGCAGCTCGGCCGCTTCCGCAACCAAGCCGAGTACGTCGTGTGGGGTAGCAAGGGCCATATGCCCCTCGGCCGGCGTGCGCCGGTGTTGCCTGGTGTTGTACGGGAGAAGGTCCGCAAGCTGGACAAGCACCACATGACCGGCAAGCCGACCGACCTCATGCGCCAGCTGGTGCGGATCTGCGAAGAAGGCGGGCGGATCCTCGACCCCTTTGCCGGATCGGGCACCACGCTGGTAGCCGCGGATGCTGAGGGCTATAGCTGGACCGGCATCGAGATGACCGGGCACTACTTCGACGTGGCGCGGTCCCGACTGCCGCGCGCGTAACCAATGCTGACGTGATGACCGAAGCCGCCTCCGGGCGGCTTCGTCTTTTCGTGCGATCTAACCTTGGGATTCTTGCTCATTCGCCGCCATTTTGGCGGTGAATGCTGCAACCCACTCCGCTTGTTCTGCCAATCTCATCTGCTCAGTCGCTTTGAGCGTGTCAAGACTGGATTCAATCCACTTCCGAGTAGTACTCGTAGGGTCAATTTGCGCGGGCAGGCCCACATCCAGTCGCAGCTTCTCAGAGATATTGGCAGCAAGCACGCCAAGCTCGGCGTACTTCAATCTCCGCTCAAAGAAGTAGTCTTCTTCGTCATAGCTGTGCATGAAAGCAAGGAAGCGACGGGCGCTTTCCAGCTTGCGCGGCAGCGCGTGGACCTGATCCAAGAGCAGGGCCGGCAACGCCATCCACACAACGTCAAGGTTGGCGTAACTGAGGTCCAGAGCCTCTACCTGCGGGCTGCGCTCGTGGTCTGAACGTCGCTGCCCGGGGTGGGTGCCGTCGTCGTCAGCGACTGCGGCACATTCCGAGGTGAATGTCTCTAGCACTGCAGAAACCGTTACAGCTAGAAAGAGTTTGTCGGCGTCTTGCTTGCGCCGGTGCGCCTTGTCCTCACGCCTACTGACGAGGTAGGCACCCACTGCAACCGCACCCATGGTTCCAACGAACTGAAGCGTAGGCGCAAGCCAGGGAGCAGGCGCAACGCAATTCGTTGCGGAGCTCGTTGCCGCTGCTAGCAAGGCCAGTACTGTGCCGTCCATAGAGTCCCTCCTGAATGACCGGGGATATGGCCCGCCGCTGATGCTCAAGTCAAGTCAGTACGAAAATCGAGGATCGCGTATGGAACGGCCTTGCAACCATCGCCGTGCGCACTCGTCTCCCCGCCACGCCTGCGCACTTCATAGGGTGCTTTTTCTGCACTACCTGCAGCAAGGCCCAGCCCCGGCCCTGTATGGCGTTTTCCGGGCTTCGCTGGCACCTGCCCGCCCTGCGGTTCCCTGCGCGATAGGGGGTGTCTGCGTGGCGCCCTGTGGCCTCCTTTGGCCACCTTCGGCCACCTTCGGGAGGACCCAATTTTTCAGGTGACCATGGGAACGAGGTAACCAGGTAACACGCGCATCCAAGCCGCTACTAAGTGACTGATATAAAAGGAAAAATGGTGGTTACCTTTCGAGGTGATTTGAGGTAATTTTTCGATCCCTACAAAGTAATGTCATTGATTCATAAGGAAATTTTGTTTCGCCAATGTTACCTATGAAGAAGGTAATGGGATTACTCAGGGGTTACCCTATTGTTACCTTGATAAATTAAGTATAAATCATTGTTTTTAAAGGTGAATCGATCACTTCTTTCAGGGGGTTACCTTTATTACCTCTTTCCCGTGGTCACCTGAAAAATTGCACCTTATCGCGCGTAAGGGGGCCATCAGCATCCCCACCGCCACAGATGCTCACGCCTGCAGCCCGCTCCCTTGTCGCAGCCTTTGCGACGCCCGACCGTATCCTGCCCGTCATGCCGCTGCCCCCCGACTTCTACTGGACCACGCGCTCTGCCAGCCTCCCCAACGATGCCCCCACAGTCATCGCTTGCAGCGGCGTGTGGGTGGTTGCGATGGCGCAACGGGTGGGCGAGGGGATCTGGATCGCCAGTCTTGACCGACACCGGCATGGCCCCGGCGGGCCGTTCCGCTGGTGTACAAGCTACGAGCAGGGGCGCGCCGGCGCCGAGATGTGGGTGACCAGGCACGAGGCGCGGCTGCGCGAGGATGTGGTCGAGATCACGGCATACCGGGAGGCGGTACGTGCGAACCGGTTGGCCGGGCTGCACCTCAAGCCACCGTTCGGATGGGAAGGTTAGATAGTGGCAGGGCGACGCGGGCCGATACCTGCGTCGTGCCTCCTTCATACTCGCCGCAGGGCGAGACGAAGCGCGGTCGAGGATGCCGGGCTGATCAAAACTATAAATCGAACACTTCTAAGAACGACGGGTACTTGAGTTCCGGCCATAGTGAGCTAAGCGAAGCTGCACTTTTTCGGAGAGTGTGCAGATCGACCTCGCGCACGTTTTCGATAGCGCTATCTGGGAGACTGACATGCTTGTCCAACACGAGAGTTGCCTCTCTTTCCCAGGGAAATGCGCCTTCGCCATGCCCCACAGTTATACCGGCCTTCCGCAGGAGCGTGGTATTGGTCTCGATTACGACCCCCTTGGCTCCAGTTCGCCAGCGACGGCTTAACGAATACCACGCAGCTACATCGAATGACTCACTAAATGAAAGGAAAGCGCCCATGTTCTTTACGCTGCAGTAGGTGTGCAGCAGTTGGGCAGTGGCCAACGAAGCGCCAGTTCCAGTGTTGCTCTGTGTGTCGCTGGTGTAACCATCATCGGTAGTGTGATGCTCCGCGATGGTCCGATCACCTTTTCGACGGAGTCCCTGCCGGGATGCATATTCAGGGCTGCTCATTCCGCGATAGAGCTTCATCTATCTGATCCAGTTGATTACGGTGCAAAGATTCAGGGCGGAGCTGCGTGTACCGCTTCAGTTCATTCCAAGACTTATGCAAAGTAACCGCTGCCACCTCCGGAATGTCATAGCCCTGCTCAAACAGCCGCGACGTCGCTTCGTGGCGCAGATCGTGGAAGCACAGATCCAGTATTCCGAGCTTGCTGCAGGCGCGAGTAAACGCAGTGCCGACAGACTTTGAGTTGAAGGGGAAGATCCGATCCTCCCCGACGATCCGCGGCTGGCGCTGCACCAGGTCCCAGGAATTGCCTAGAAGGGGGAACGTGCGGTGGTTACCGACCTTCGCGCGGGGGTGCTTCGCATCTCTCAGCATCGCGGTGCGGTTGGTGGCGTCGAGGTCCGACCACTGCAGCCGCGTGATTTCGCTTTCACGTTTCGCCGTAAGGATCGCGAAGGTGACGATATCGCTCATGGGGATAGTGGCCCGCCATTCTGCGGCTGCGAAGTGGGCGTGCAGGCGCTGCAGCTCCTCGACTGTCGGGCGGCGGTCACGCTGCTTGGACTTCCCGACCAACTTCAACAGTCGCAGGACGGGGCGGGCTTCGGCCACCGGGTCGCTTGCCAGCTTCACGCCCTTCATTGGACCGGCCAGCTTCAGCAGCTCGGACAGGAATCCCAGCTCGACGTTCATGGTTGCAGCCGAACAACGGGGGATAATGTGCCCCTTGGCGTTCATGTGGTTGCCCTGAACGCGCCGGCGGGCGTGCTCGATCACATCGTTGGCCGTCAGATGTCTGGCCACTATGGTGCCCAGCCCTTCACGGAGTCGGGTCAGGTTGCCGGTCTGGGTCGCGCCTGCAGCTTTCACCGAGGCCAGATCCTCGATCCGCCAGCTGATCAGCTGCTCGATGGTCAGGTTCTCTCCGGGGGTGCCGCCTCTCGCCTCGTAATCGGCGAGCTCGCGCTCGATGCGGTCGCCCCAGGTCTTCGCGGCAGTCTTGGTGGGGAAGGTCTTGCTCTGCGTCGGATGACCCTTTCGACGCACAATGGCGCGCCAGCGGCCGTTGCGCGGTTGTAGCGTTGCCATCGGTGTACCAGCTCCCGGTGTACCACGTTCCTGTTGGTACGCGGATGGTACAGATGAATGGGAATCAGCGGGAAAAACTAGGAAAAATCGGGTGCTTTTGTGTACCCATATACGGTGGTAAGTGCATGAAAATGTTGAAAACGGAAGAAATTCGCCTGTCGGTTGCCCCGATGATGGACTGGACCGACCGCCATTGCCGCGTGTTCCATCGCGTGCTGGCGCCGGGTGCACGCCTGTACACGGAGATGGTGCACGCCAACGCGGTCATCCACGGCGACCGCGAGCGCCTGCTCGGCTTCGACCGCAGCGAACAGCCGCTGGCGCTGCAGCTGGGCGGCAGCGATCCGGCCCTGCTGGCGCAGGCTGCGCGCATTGCCGCCGAGTGGGGATACGACGAGGTCAACCTCAACTGCGGCTGCCCGTCCGACCGCGTGCAGGCCGGGCGTTTCGGCGCCTGCCTGATGCGCGAGCCGGTACTGGTGGCCGAGTGCGTGGCGGCCATGGTCGATGCGGTCGACATCCCGGTAACGGTGAAGTGCCGCCTGGGCGTGGACGAGGACAACGACTACGACGTGTTTGCCAGCTTCGTCGACCGCCAGGTCGCCGCTGGTGCGGCGATGGTGGTGGTGCATGCGCGCAACGCGTGGCTGAAGGGCCTGTCGCCGAAGGAGAACCGCGAGGTTCCGCCGCTGAAGTACGACTGGGCCTACCGCCTGAAGCAGGAGCGCCCGGCGCTGCCGGTGGTTATCAACGGTGGCCTGGCCAGCATCGAGGCGGTACAGGCGCAGGCCGCGCACGTCGATGGCGTGATGCTGGGCCGGGCGGCCTATCACGACCCCTATCTGCTGCATCAGCTGGAGGCGCTGCACACCGGCGCCCCGCTACAGGCACGTGGTGACCTGCTGCGCGCGATGCGCCCCTACATCGAGGCGCGGCTGCGCGAAGGCCTGGCGCTGAAGCACATCACCCGCCACCTGCTCGGCCTGTTCCATGGCCAGCCCGGTGGTCGCGCATTCCGCCAGGTGCTGAGCGAGGGCGCACACCGCCCGGGCGCCGGCTGGAGCCTGATCGAACAGGCCTTGGCGGTCACCGAACGCGAAGCTGATCGCACCGCAGCGTGACGCCGGTCACAGTCCTGACTTGACAAGGGGCGGCGATTCGTCCCGAATGTTCACCTAGATGAACGACGCGAGCGCAGGGCCGGAAAAGTTCAGACCGGATTCACTGCCCCAAACCAAGAATTTGCAAAGGATTTGTAAAGCGCCGGGTCCCGAACCCGGCTCCCGGATTTACGACTTTTGAACGAATCGCCGTGCTCGGCTAGGATCGCATCGATGTCTTCCGCTCCCTTCCATCGCCGCATTGCCCTGGCCACCTGCGTGGTGCTGGCGGCTGCGCCGCTGTCTTCGGCGCTGGCGCAACAGCCGCCGCGTGGCGATCAGGGGCGCGCGGAGATGATGGAGCGGGGCGAGCGCGGTGGCCGTGGCGACGAGCGCTCGCTGTCCGATGCCGTGCGCCGCGTGCAGCGCACCACCGGCGGCCACATCCTCGGCGCCGAGCGCGTGCCGTTCGATGGGCGTGACATCAACCGGGTGAAGTACATGGACGACCGGGGCCGGGTCCGCTACATGGACGACCCCGCACCGTCGCGTTCACAGCCGCGCACGCCGCGGTCGGATATGTCATCACTACGCGGCGATAACCCCTGA